TTTCTATTGTATCGCCTAATCCTTTAGATTTACTTTTTTCCATATAATTAAATTTTGTAGTTACGATCGCCCCGTAGGGCGACCGCTCTACAGTTAGATTAATTTAATCTTTTTTCAATATTGGAGTAAATCTCCATACCTTCATCAGTTTTAAACCAAGCGGCTAAAGCTGAATAAGGATGCTCATCAAAAGGAACGTTCATTAGTTTTCTATTATTAGAAGCCCAAGTAAATGTTCTTTGATCTGAAGAAAGTTTAATAACACCTAATTCAGTTGCTCTAATACCAAAGTTTCTAAGTACAACATTTTCATCATTAACTAATTCTAAGAATAATTCAGGATTTCTTTTAGCATATAATAGTAAATCTCTTTTAAGCTCTTTAGAACTCATGTCTGATACTTTAGAACCAACCTCTACACGCATAATAGCTTCAGCCATATCAATGTCGATGTTTTTAGCAGCGTTTAATGCTTCTATTTCCATTTCCAACCAAGCTATTTCATTTGTTGCTACTGCAACTGGTTTTTCTTCATAAAATATCTTATCTTTATCAGGATGGTATAGCGAAAGTAATTTTTGTAAAACTGTTTTTTCTTTTTCAACAATTAACATACCGTTTCTAAAAATAATATGCTCTAGTCTTTGATCACCTTTCATTTCATCAACAAAAACTGTTTTTTGATTTTGACAATATTTAAGCTCTCTTTCATAACCTTTTTCTTGATCAAACCAGTGTATGTTTGCAGATCTAACAGATCTTGATATCGGTTTTTTACCACCTTTTAATCTGTATATTCTATCTTTTAATTCCCAACCGTCACTTAGTATTGGATTTTTCTTTTCAACTCTTTTTGGTTTTGGAGTTTCCATTACCGGTATTTCAACTTTTGGTTGCTCTACAACCTGTGGAGTTGGTTCCACTTCTGTGTTTTTTGTTTTTTTTGCCATAATATAATATATAATAAAATTAATAAAAATAAAGGGTCGAGGCCGAAGCCCCGACTCTTTAAAATAATTGTGTTTAGTTCATTAACATAAAGTTGTTAGCACCTTGTACAATTAAACATCTTTCAGATAAATAATGTACTTGCATCGCATCAAGCGCAGACGTAGTAGCACCAACAGAACCAGTAACCCAAGTTTTCATTCTTCGATCATCAGTTTGTGAAGCTCTATATCTAACGTGTAAGAAAGGACGTCTCATGCTTTGTCCAACAGTTTGATCATAAACTGAAGAAGTACCAGCAGGTATCATAACCCCTCTAATAGCATTAACCGTATCTCTTGAATTAATACCACCTCTTGTAGCTTTGTCATTTAAGTATCTAAAGTCAGACTTGTAGAAGTCATAAGATCCACGTCTAAAACCAGAGAAACCTAAGTTTAATGCCATATCTTCAGAGTTGTTAAATACTCCGTAAGAAGTACCACCAGCTCCGTA